AGTTGGTTTTTGAGCTACATCTACCGATTTCTTCGGCGGAACAGGTACAGTTGGTTTTTGAGCTACATCTACCGATTTCTTCGGCGGAACAGGTACAGTTGGTTTTTGAGCTACATCTACCGACTGAAACTGGTTCCAAAAACTCAATGCTTCCTCTATTGTTTCTAACCTTATTTCTCTAATTGTAATCATTTTGTTTCCCTTAATTACCCTGACCGTGACCGTGACCATGACAATGGCCCTGACAATGACCGTGACCGTGACAATGACAATGACAATGACAATGACAATGACCGTGACCGTGACCATGACAATGGCCCTGAACAAGAAACTGTGAGCAATAAATTATTGTTCTGGACTTTAAAAAATTCAAGCATATCTATTACTCATCTTTAGGCAAATCAAAATACACCTCTATTTTGTCGACTATAAAATCCGTGTTTACTATTACGATCAAATCCTTTGGGTACGATTCGACTTCTTCAAAATTGCCAGAGGTCATGACTTCTGAAAATCTCCCGGTGTATGCAACCCATGATGCTTCTGTCAAATACAGTTCTCGACCCCTAACCTTATGCACCCGTCCTACGTAATAAAGTGTGGCTGTCCTAATGAAAACCTTTTGTCCTTTGTACAGATCATAAATTGGTGGTTTGATAATTTCTTTAAATTTGTACAGATCATCTTTAAAATTATATATTTTTTGTATTGTTTTAATCAAAACTGGCATTTTTCTGTCTCCTGTAATTATTGTTTAGGCTGGTTCTATAATTTCGTTCTCGGTTTTACATTTTACCCAGTCACATTGTTGTTCCATTAGTTTAAATTTGATAACCCTGACCGTGACCGTGACCGTGACCGTGACCGTGACCGTGACCATAACCGTGACTCAGACCATGACCCTGACCCTGACCTTGATCGTGACCTTGATCGTGATCGTGATCGTGATCGTGATCGTGATCGTGATCGTGACCATGACCAAGTTGATATGATCGGTAAATGATTGTTCTGGGCCTTTAAAAATTCAAACATGTCTATTTATTCCTCGTATAAATCCCAGATATTGTCGTGCAATACCCTCTCAAATTCTTGTCCAAGCGGTTCTTGATTTTCTTGAACCTGATGATATACATTGGAAACAGCATCTCTATCAAGTCAGCGTTTACCATGACCAATCACTGTCATTCTCAGTTGCACACTTCACCCACTTATTTTGTCCTTCGAGGACATCAAACCAGAACTCGAATTCATCCTTTACTGATGCTTCAAATAGAGGATTGATATCAGGGTTGTCATCCGCCATTAAACTATTAAATTTACTTTTACACATGATGGGCCATGTTTGAACTGGCGTTCTATTCTTCCCTTGCAACGTAATCTTGATATTCATATCTATTTCTTCCCTTGGCTATACTTGTTAAAACAGAGTGTCCGTAACTGAGTTGATGGGCAGGACTATACTCGACTTGTTAGCTGTACGCAAGGAAAAAACATGCAGGCAACCTGTTTTTTACGTTCCTTGACAAAATATGGAAGGTTCACTATTTTATCGGTATCAAGAATATCAAGATTACTTAACAAGGAGAAAAAATGAAAGATCAAGAGAACGTCAAACTTACAGCAGCAAGGGCTTTGAGGGTAGTAATGGCAAAAAAAGGGGTCAATGGGGTGTTGTTGGCTAAAATATTGAAAACTAACAGACAACAAATCTCGACCTGGAGAACACAAGGGACTTCATCTCTAATATCTCTACAAAGGATCGCAAATGGATTGGATTACGAGGCGGGGGATTTCTTAAAGCAAGGAGACAGGACTAGAAAGAATGACAGTTTGGCTGGTTAAATACGGTAGATATACTTGTTTGTTGAACAGTTGTTCAAACTGCCAGGAAAGAGCAACTGTTCAACAAACCCCATAACATAATTAGGAGAGACTATGTTAAATAAGAAGTTCTTGCAAACAATTTTCGGTGATAATTGGAAAACCTCTCACTGTACCAGTTTCACAGGCGACCCCACTAGTATACCTCAATCCAAACGTGGACTATGTTGGGGAGGAGGAAAAATAGGCGATGAAATTCTTCCACCAGGGAACCAATATTTCACCATTTCATTATTCTCTGGGGGGCGAAGGAGAAAGGGTGAGTTCGTATCCACGCACGTTATCGTTGCCGACGATGTGCGTGAAAAACTACCACTTGAACAAGTGGGAAAACTCCCACCACCGACATATCGACTTTTGACGTCTGAAAACTCAGAGCAATGGGGCTGGGTAATCCACCCATGCAAAGACAGAGAGAAGGTTGAGATGTTGTTGGACGGTCTGGTCCGCCAGGGACTTAGCCCTAGCGGGATTGACCCAGGCATGCGGGGTGTAACTCGTTACGTAAGATTGCCCGACGGAACTAACAGCAAGTCAAACAGATTAATAAATAATGAACCGTTCGATTGTAAACTTCTTGAGCTAGATGAGACGGAGGCGAGGATCTACACCGTCGATGAGTTGGCTTTACCATTCGACATTGACCTTTCCTCGTCAGCTAAACCACCTCTCTCTGGCTTTCAGTCAGAACTTACAGCAATGGTCCACCCAATCCTGGAAGAGCTTACAGTCCTCAGTTCCGACGGTAAAGGGACACATCATGTGGTTTGCCCGTGGATTGACGAACATTCCGACCCTAAAGACACATCGGGGGCGGCTGTATTCATTCTCTCTGGCGGGTTAAATGCTGAAAGCAGAATGGGGTTCAAATGTCACCATGGACATTGTGTTGATCGTAATGGTGGGCATTTGGTCGAGAAAATCGAGGATACACAACCTGACTGGTCAGCCCGATTGGATGTTTGGAAGGTATTTCAATCGCTCGGGGTGGAGAAGCCTTTTACCGACTGTATAGCTGAGGAAAAAGCTATCACCGATGCGATGCATTTAGCCGACATGCTGGCTTCGCTGAACACACCCTCAGATGCCGATTCGAGGGGCAAGATAGAGAAGCTTCTTTCCTACTCTGATACAGCAAATGCCACGGCAAAGATTTTAATCGACCGAGCGATTATGAAGCATATGGGCTGGCTTAAGAGGGAATTGATCCAGGTCAAGGATGAGCGAATTAAAGCTCGGCGGATTAAGGCAGAAAAAACTAAGAGAGACAATCCGAAAGGAGAAACACCAACGGTGAAAATAGACCAAAAAGAACTACCGGACATAACATACTTGCAGAATGGAACGATGAAGATTCATTCCTCAATTCGAAATGTGGGACACCTCTTTTCTGCCATCAATGCAGTCCCTAAATATTCCGTAATCACGAAGCAAGTAGAGTACGATTTCCCGGGTTTAAAACCCGGACGGTCAGACGCTAGTTTGAAGCTTGCTGAAGCCCTGACTATAGCCAGCGTCAACGGGTTACCCCGGCAGGATCTTGACCTACATTTAATTGGTTTAGCTCAGAAGAATCCTGTGAACGAGGTGTTGGAATATCTAGAGGGTTTGGAATATCGTGGCGATGGTCACATTCTCCGCCAGGGGGCGTGCTTGAAGGTTGAGAGAGGCACTGAGGACGTTCGCGATATGGTCTACCGTATGCATATGATTTCGGCGGTGGCTGCAGCAGATCATGCGATGAGTACGCCAAACAAAGAAGCTCGTCCGACTTTCGAGAACATACTCGTCCTGGTTGGCGACCAAGGTGTAAACAAAACAAGCTTTTTCAAAAAATCCTTCCCAAAAGATCTTCAAAGGTATTTCAAAAATGGAGCAGGTCTCGACCTGAAAAACTCAAAGAAAGACGATATTTTCGAGGTAATTAAGTTCTGGATGGTTGAATTAGGTGAGATCAGTGAGATTCTCAAAAAGGTATCTGCCAGCGATCTAAAGAGATTCCTTAGTTGCGAATCAGATTTTTTAAGGGCTCCGTACGGAAGAGTTCCTGAAAATTACCATCGGACCACCGCGTTTTGCGGCTCATCAAACCATCGAATGTGTTTGGTCGATCATACAGGCAACAGGAGGTATTGGCCTCTCTGGGTGGAGAGTATCACAGACCCAATTGATCCTGATGCTGCTTGGGCTGAAGCGTACCGAGCTTATAAGGGTGGGGAGCAATGGTGGCCTACTGAAGATCAAGAAAAGGCCATACAGAGGGTTAGAGAGAGTTTTGAGAGTCCGATAACCAATGAACCTATCGAACAGGTGTTGATTCAACTGATTAATAAAGGCCAGGGGCCTTTCAAGGCGGACATATTAAGTTTGCCCGACATTGCGACGGGTTTAAAAGATGCGATTATTTTTGGTTCACGACTATCGGTGGAGAAGGTTCCGTCGAACAGGGTTCTGGGCAAGGTAATGCGAAGATATAATCTCGGTGTATCTGTACATTCTAAATTCTCTCGGTTTTGGATAATCAGGAATTTTTCAAAATACGAGCAGTTATCTGCATCTGAGATCGCCAAAATTTACACTGATTCCACCGCGTTTTTCAAATAGGAATATTTGATTCAAATACTGCTCGACTATGAGTAAATATCCTTGTAACCGAGCAGTATTAGTTATATATCAAATACTTACAAGCACACGTAGGCAACACCAGAAAAAGAGGAAATTTGATGTATGGTTGAAAGTTCTATTGTATATCAAATACTTACGTATATAAAGATTGTTGGTGACGTAGTACACATCGACTCGTAGCCTTTAGAGCCCTTATCAAAAAACCCCCCTCCAATACTATATTCTTGTGTACTATACCATATCTCTCATTTTTGCTTATGTACATTCTTTTTTTGTTTTTTTACTATTTTTTTTATTCTTTCTTCTATATATATAGGTTTATTGTCTCTTGTCTATTTAGTTGTATAATTTATTGTAATCATTAAGAAATTTTATTGTTACGTTAAAATGATTTTATTGTCGCATCTATTGTAACCGCACTCAAAAAATCCAAATTTGAGCCGTAAATGTGAGTGTGAGATTAAACTGGTGGGGATTTCAACTGTCAAAACCTCACTGACTCAACAATATTCTTTTACTGGTGGAAAATAGAGCATATGCTCAAAAACACACCAGTGCATATTCAAGCGTTCAAAAGCACACCAGTGAGTATTCGAGCATGTTTGTGGTCTAGTTGGGTTTTGAACTGAAGGAACAAGGAGGGCTATAGTTGGAGTATACCCGATCAATTTGAGCCGTGGAGGCATGTTTGATCGGGTATTCGAGAGAGAGAGATGACCTAACCTAACCTTTACCAATCGTAACTTTAAAATCTTCTTTCGGCGGGTTGATAGAATAATTGATCGTCACAGGCACAGCATCATACTGTTGTTCTTCCTGCTTTTGAGCTAGTTCCTGATCCGATTTCCACTTCTTTTTCTGCCGATTGTTTAACCATGTCTGTTGAGCCCTAACATTCGGGGCACAATGTTTCCGAGTTCGGGTTATTTTCTTCTTTCCGCTAGCTAGAGTTTCTGTTTTCTTTTCAATGACATCGTAGCCAGTAGCGGATTTGAAAAGACTCCTAACAACTTTCGCATCGCACTCTTCTTTATTGGTGTTCATGGCTTTATCAAAGTTTGGGTGATGTTTTCGCCAATACCTGATGGTTGAGGCAGCTACATTGAAAAATTCTGCAATCATTTTACGGTTATAGCCCATTAAGACAAGGTTTCGAGTTTGCTTGATATAGCATTCTTGGAACTTGCTTTCTCGACCAAGTTTTGGTGGTGGAATAACTTTCGGTTCCTTCTTCACTCTTTTTCTATATTTTGTCCCTGGTTTGGGTCCACGAGTCATGGTATTTTATCCTTATATTTCAGTTGGTTCACCGTTATTGTTCTTTTTCACCTTTTGGGGTCAAAGTTACTTCAAAAGTTTCTGTATGTAAATAGAGTGTCGATCACCGGAATTCCACAGTTCAAATTTGAACTGTCCAAAAAGGATGTTGAATGACTACGAACGTGATTTTGAGTGCTCCACAGCACGCATTCCTGAACGATCTGCCTACACCATTTAAAGCTTACGTGGGTGGGTATGGCAGTGGCAAAACGTTCGTCGGATGTCTTGACCTTCTAAACTTTATTGGTCAATACCCGAACCAAGTGATGGCCTATTTCGGTCCGACCTATGGGAATATCCGAGATGTATTCTATCCGACCATTGAAGAAGCTTGTAGACTCCTGAATTTTAGATGCAAGATTATGCAGGGCAATAAAGAGGTTCATATTTACCGTGGTCCGACATATTTTGGAACGATAATTTGCCGATCTATGGATAACCCGTCCTCGATTGTTGGGTTCCAGTTCGCACGGGCCTTAATCGACGAGCTAGACACGATCACGCAGGTAGTCAAACAACGAGACGTTTGGAACAAGATCATCGCTCGACGGCGTGGGTCTATTGAGCGTCCGGTTGTAATAGGTGTGGTCACAACACCAGAGGGGTTCAAACAGACCTACAAATTGTTCGCGAAGAACCCGACCAAATCGTACTCGATGGTTCAAGCTTCGACCTATGAGAATGCTCAGTATCTTCCAATCGATTATATTCCGACCTTGATGGAGACATACAGTAAAGAATTGGTCCAGGCTTACATCCGTGGCCTGTTTGTGAATTTAACCGAGGGAACTGTTTACAATATATTTGACCGAGTGTTGAACGATTCCAAGGCCACGATAGATAACGGTGAATATTTGCATATCGGCATGGACTTCAATGTTACCAATATGTCGGCGGTGATTCATGTGATTAGAGGTGGAGATCCAATTGCAGTTGGTGAGTTAACTGAGATTTACGATACTCCATCAATGATCACAGCGATTAAGGAGAATTTCTCCGACCATCCAATCTCCATATATCCAGATTCAACCGGAAAGAACAGGGAGAGTGTGGATGCGTCAACATCTGATATCGTCGAGCTAGAGAGAGCAGGATTCAATTGTGTATACTCAGGTGTAAATCCTATGATTAAAGATCGTGTGGCGAGTATGAATAGGATGTTCGAGAGTGCCGATGGTAAACGTCGATACAAGGTGAACACAACTCTATGTCCAACTTATACCGAACATTTGGAACAACAAAGTTATGATAAAGCAGGAATGCCGGATAAATCCAGCGATAACGATCATCTGCCGGATTCTGGTGGATATTTCATTTGCAGCGAATACCCCATCGTTAGGCCAGTGACCATAGTTGGGCATAGACTCCCCGTATAAGATCCCGAGGCGGGAATTCCCCCCTCGGAACTAAAACAACAAGTTAGGACGGCTCAAAAATGAACTGGAACGAAGTTAAACCAAATTCATCTTATACTAAAGCTCACCCTCGTTGGCAACGGGTTCATGATGTTGTTGACGGTGAATATCAGTTGAAAAAACGGGATGAGGAAAAACCCGGTACATATTTACGTGTTATCAATCCGTTAGATACATCCGATTACAATAAGCGT